GGTGTAGACAAAGGAGTCAAGGCACAAGAAGTGCGCAGTGAAAGCGAACCTTGAGCTAAACGAGTGTTGGCGCACCCGTGGAAAAGAGAATCAGAGCGTAAGGGTGATTAGCCCATGTACATCGCTCAATACCGACCCATATATGCATGGAGTACCCCACGTATGAATCGAAGCTGGGTTCCGTAGTCCATTTACTGGTAGGTCAGCCCCAGGGTTCACTGCTGTGTCGCCTGAGGAAGGGCGTTTGAATACCTCACGGTACCTCGCCATCCTTCAAAGGGGTGTTAATTTCCACGAAAACCATCCGACATCCACGAGTTCTAAACAAAATGCCAAATGATTCCACCCACCTACCACGATCTAGTTGCTTAGCCAAACAGGAGTACCCCTCTCCCCCAAATCGGGCTTTCGATAATCCCTCCCACGCGAGCGCTATCTCATCAGAAGGTACGTACTATCGTGCGCAGGCAGTCGGTTGCGCACAGTCCAAGAAGGCTGGACTTGTAAGATTACGGCCATGGGTAATTGGTCGTCGGGGCCCGGATCCCAACAGACGAGGCCGGCCTGGCGACCCAGCAGGGTCGCAAGTGAAGTATGGTGCTACACAGCTCCCAGACGGGAGGTCAAAATATTCATCAAGTCGCACCATTTACGCATTGTAGTACAAGTAGAGAAGGCCTCGCAAAAGTTGTTTTGCATGGCGGGGCTAAGCCCTCCCTTGTTAGCACGGGTTTCATAGAAAATGGCAGCCTGAACTGCCTTGTAGTGGCCTGGGCGGCCAACCTTGGTCCAGAACATAGCCTTAAGTTTGTTAATGAGGAGTGTAGAGCCTTCGATAGACTCAATCTCAGCACCGATGGCGAAATCCGAAACCATACACCTGGTGGTGAAGTTACCGGTTTGCTTGGTTAGCTTGCCTCCCTGGGCGTGCGCTAACTCGGCCATGCGGATGAAAGGTACAAACAATAAGGGAGCATCACACGAATTATACGCCAGCGAGACATACTTGGCGTATAAACGATTGATTTCAAATTCTTCTAGACCAAGGACCTGTGGTATGTGAAAAGAGGTGACGTGACCGGCCAATGTGCGTTTGAGCTTGGGCACAAGCGCGACCCTCAACGTCCTCCTATTCTTGTCGAAAGGCAAACCGATTTCATGCATGACTTTGGGTTCTCGAAGCTGGGGGCCGAAATTACCTTCTGTGTCGAAAGGCACAATGATTTTCGAACAGAACTCGTTCCTCTCGAGCGTGGGTAACAGCCTACGTTCCTTCTTCGCCTCGCCATTCTCATCCTGAGCTTCAAGGATGACGCCCAGGGCAGATGACCAGTACTTGACCCGAACTCCTATCGCCACGGCGGCGTCAGAATCCAGAACAGTAGGAACGTAAGGAAGGCCATTCTTCCTCTTCATATAAAACCCCTCGCGGTTCTTCTTCAAGTTGGCATTCATGTGTTTTGTGCGCTTCTTAACCCATTTGTCCGCCATCCCGTACCTCGAGTCATCACCTTCGCCATTCCAATCATAACCAATCGTCGATGGTTTTAGGCCTAACAACCACTCGTTAACACCAGTCCAATCCGGCATAATGTCGAGGCCAGTGTAGACCTCATTGCCGCTTTCGTCGACACGCATGACTTGCTCATGTGTGCCCTGGGTTACGTTCTGGTGGCCGTCTTCGAGAGCCATTATCACCATCCAGATGACTAGGTTCGTGACTAAGTTGAGGATGGAAGTCCCAGGATCTCCGGACTCGCGTCCGAATTCCTTGGTGTAGAAC